TGGCTTGCTATTAAGTTAAAGTGATTGTGAAAAGAAAATAAAATAAAAATATTTTTCTATATACACCCCCCCATTAATCGCCATGTTAAGGGAAGTTTTCAGCACAAAGGACTCCCGCCTGCGAATCCCCCAAAAAATCAAAAAGAAAAGTTTTAGCTTGCTAAATCTTGCTAAATCTCGCTAAATCTAGCTAAATCTTGCTAAATCTTAATTATAGGGCGATATGCTCATATTTTGGCTTGTGAGAGCAGAGTTACCCAAGTTGGTAAACTTATAAGCAAAAGTTATTGCTGTTCTTAGAGACGAGAATATAGGCTTTAAACGATATAATCACATTTAAAAGAAAGGACAATATGCAAACACAAAACGGTGGCAGACCCACAATTTTACCTAAGATGTATGAAGAACCGCTATTTAGTCAAATCATTGATAAAATTGAATCAGGCTGTAATGACAGAGAAATCTACACCAATTTGCATTGTTCGGCTAAAACTTTTAGAAAGTGGCGAGATGACAATATAAAGGCGTATGACGAAGCTAAAAGCATTGCTAGGGGAAATCTATTAGAACTAGCTGAAAGTGCCTTAGCGAGCAAACTGACAGTCAGAACGCTAAAGGAAACAGAAACAATATATGACGCTGACGGAAACATTGAAAAAGTAAAGGTTAAAGAAAAAGAACTTGACAAAGATAGCTTAGTAGCGATGATGGTTGCTAAGGCCGGAAACCCTGAACTTTATAACCCTACTGAATGGCGGAGATTACAACAAGAAGAATCAAGCGCTAATGACCTTAAAGCTAAGATTGAAGAACTTGATAACTATAAGCTAAGTAAGTATAAAACACCAGAAATTGAAGTGCCAGAGGGGTTTGAATGAGAAGTGTAACTTATAAAGATAAATATATAGTTTATGAAGACGGTAATGTTTACAGTCTTTCTAAAAACAAAATGATGAAGCCAACTTTACAAAAGAATGGTTATTATAAAATTTATATTTGTAATAAAAATACTTGGCTGCATAGATTTATAATGGAAGCATTCAATGGTAAAAGTGATTTAACTGTTGACCATATAGACGGAAATGCACAAAACAATAATTTGTCTAATCTTGAGTATGTAACGCAAGCTGAAAATACACGAAGAATGTTTGAACGTGTTGGAACTGCCCATTTAAAAAATAATTTTAATGGAGAAATATATGGTTGTAAAAAACTTGTTTATAAAGGGTTAAAATTTAATAGCATAAATGAATTAGCTAGAAAAATGGGACTAAATAGAAATACTGTTAAGAACAGAATAAAAAAAGGTATATTGAATGTAGAATTCGAGGGATAAAATGTATTACATGAATCAAATGTTAGCTTATAATAAAGAACATGGCATAGAGCTAAACAAATATATGCGTAAAACTATTAAAAAGCAAATCAGAATTCATGAGAAATATATTTATCGTTATGATAGAGTTACGCAGGCTATCGAGTGGATAGAGGATAATTTTTACCTTACTACTGGTAATTTAATGAAAATCAAGCTACACCCTACGCAAAAATATTGGTACGAGTTAATGCTTGGTTATGATATGATTGATGAAAAAGGCATCCAGGTCAACCTAGTTAATGAGATTTTTCTTAATTTAGGTCGTGGATCAGGTAAGTCAAGTTTAATGGCTACGCGCGTGCTTAACTGGATGATCTTAGGCGGTCAATACGGCGGAGAGAGCTTAGTTATTGCATACGATAATACACAGGCTAGACACGTATTTGACCAAGTTCGGAATCAAACGGAAGCAAGCGATACATTGAGAGTGTACAACGAAAACAAGATTTTCAAAAGTACAAAACAAGGGCTAGAGTTTACTTCTTTTAAAACCACTTTCAAAAAGCAAACAAATGATACTTTGAGGGCGCAAGGTGGTAACAGTTCCCTTAATATATTTGATGAGGTTCATACCTATGGCGAAGATATAACAGAATCAGTCAATAAAGGTTCACGTCAAAAACAAGATAACTGGCAAAGTATTTACATTACTTCTGGTGGACTTAAACGAGACGGTTTATATGATAAACTTGTTGAACGCTTCAAATCAGAAGAAGAATTTTACAATGATAGGTCTTTTGGCTTGCTTTACATGCTAGAAAATCATGAGCAGGTCAAAGATAAGAAGAATTGGACTATGGCATTACCACTTATTGGTAACGTTCCTAAGTGGTCAGGAGTTATTGAAGAGTATGAGCTTGCGCAAGGAGACCCAGCGTTACAGAATAAGTTCTTAGCGTTTAATATGGGCTTGCCTATGCAGGACACAGCTTACTACTTCACTCCGCAAGATACTAAACTAACAGAATTCAATTTATCTGTATTTAATAAAAATAGAACTTATGTCGGAATTGACCTATCCTTAATTGGCGATTTAACCGCTGTGTCGTTCGTTTGTGAGTTAGAGGGTAAAACTTACAGTCATACACTTACTTTCTCTGTACGGTCGCAATATGAGCAACTGGACACAGAACAACAAGAGTTATGGACTGAATTCGTTGACAGAGGCGAACTAATCTTACTTGATACGGAATACATTAATGTAAATGACTTAATACCATATATTAATGACTTTAGAACTAAGACAGGGTGCAGACTTAGAAAAATTGGATATGACCCAGCTCGCTATGAAATTTTAAAAGGTTTGATTGAGCGTTATTTTTTTGATAAAGACGGAGACAACCAAAGAGCAATTCGACAAGGTTTCTCAATGAATGACTATATTAAACTATTAAAATCTAAGCTAGTCGAAAACAAACTTATCCATAACCAAAAAGTTATGCAATGGGCTTTAAATAATACTGCTGTTAAAATCGGACAAAGCGGGGACTATATGTATACTAAAAAACTTGAAAAAGATAAAATTGACCCTACTGTGGCTTTGACAATGGCATTAGAAATGGCGGTGTCAGATGAAGTATAACGTTGACACAGTCAGAGAGAGTGGCTGGTACAATAAAAAAGAATGGTTGGCTGTTCGTGATTATGTCAGACAACGTGATAAGATGACTTGCGTAAGATGTGGTGCATTCGGTGCTAAAAAATACGAAGTTGACCATATTATAGAGCTAACTTGGGAAAATCTTGATGATTGGAAAATAGCGCTAAACCCTGATAACCTACAACTCCTTTGTAAGTCTTGCCATAACAAGAAAACAGGCGAGTATAAACGAGGGAAAGGCGTAAGTTTATGGTAGAAAGGGGAAAAATTGAACTTATTCGGAAAAGTGGTATCATTTTCACGTGGAAAACTAAACAATGATACTCAAAGAGTTGCAGCGTGGCAAAACGAAGCGGTAGAATATACAAGTGCCTTTGTGACTAACATTCACAATAAAATTGCTAATGAAATAACAAAAGTTGAATTTAATCATGTAAAATATAAAAAATCTGATGTTGGATCTGATACTTTGATTAGTATGGCAGGTTCTGACTTAGACGAGGTTCTAAACTGGAGTTCTAAGGGCGAACACAATAGCATGGAGTTTTGGCAGAAAGTAATTAAAAAGTTGCTATGCACACGCTATGTTGACCTGTACCCTATATTTGATAGTGAAACAGGAGATCTATTAGACTTACTGTTTGCTAATGATAAAAAAGAATATAAACCTGAAGAATTAGTAAGGCTTGTCAGTCCTTTTTATATCAATGAGGATACAAGTATTTTAGATAATGCTCTAGCTAGTATTCAAACTAAGCTGGAACAAGGTAAATTGCGTGGCTTGTTGAAAATTAATGCCTTTCTTGACATTGATAATACACAGGAGTATCGAGAAAAAGCACTAGCAACAATAAAGAACATGCAAGAGGGTTCGAGTTATAATGGTTTGACACCAGTTGATAACAAGACAGAAATTGTAGAACTTAAAAAAGATTATTCCGTTTTGAACAAAGATGAAATTGACCTTATTAAATCGGAACTTTTGACAGGTTACTTTATGAATGAAAATATTTTGCTTGGTACTGCTACGCAAGAACAACAAATTTATTTTTATAACTCTACTATCATTCCTTTACTGATTCAACTTGAAAAGGAACTGACTTATAAACTGATTTCAACAAACCGCAGACGAGTAGTTAGAGGTAATTTATATTATGAACGTATAATCGTAGATAACCAGCTATTCAAGTTTGCAACTTTGAAAGAATTAATTGACTTGTATCACGAAAATATTAATGGTCCTATTTTTACACAGAATCAACTTCTTGTTAAAATGGGCGAGCAACCAATTGAGGGTGGAGATATTTACATAGCTAACCTTAACGCAGTTGCTGTTAAAAACCTAAGTGACCTACAAGGCAGTAGAAAGGACGTAACAAGCACAGATGAAACTAATAACCAATAGTGCTGAAATTAAAGTAACTGAAAACGAGGACGGTTCTAAGTCGTTCCAAGGCATTGGGTCAGAAGTTGGTGTAGAGAACCTTAACGGTATTATCTTGACTCCTAACTGTATTGAGTTTGCTAGAGAACGATATCCATTGCTATATGAACATGGTGCTGGATCTAGTGAAGTCATTGGGGACGCGAAAGTTTATTATGACTTAGCTTCTAATAAATACCTGACTGACTTTACGCTTTACGACAATGCACCAAACATTAATAAGGCTGTTGAAAATGGCGCTTTTGACTCACTATCAATTGCCTATTACATCACAGATTATACTTTTGATGATAATGACGCTCTAGTTGTAAATAAAGCACAGTTTAAAGAGATTTCTCTTGTTTCAGTACCAGCAGACCCTAACGCAAAATTTATTCAAAACGCGCTAGGCGAAGAGCTCACAGAAGAACGCAACAAAATTATTGAAAGCCGTAACGCTTTGAAAGAAATTGAGGATATTAAAAAGAAATATGAATAAACCTGATTTAATCGAAAGGGGAAATCGTTTAGCAGAACTTAAAGAAAATAACGTATCTTTAAAATCTCAAATTAGTGGCTTTGAAGTAAAAAACGCAATTGAAGACTTGCCAAAAGTACAAGAATTAGAAAAAACACTTTCAGAAAATTCAATTGAAATTATCAAAATTGAGAACGAACTTAACGCACAGGAAGAAAAAACAAAAGGNAACGCTAAAATGACAAACTTTATTGAATCACAAAACGCTGTAACAGAATTTTTCGATGTATTGAAAAAGAACTCTGGAAAATCAGAAATTAAAAACGCTTGGAATGCAAAACTTGCTGAAAATGGTGTAACTATCACAGACAAAACTTTTGAGCTTCCGCGCAAATTGGTTGACTCAATCAACACAACTTTGTTAAATACTAACCCAGTATTCAAAGTCTTCCATGTTACAAATGTTGGGGCTTTGCTTGTATCACGCTCATTTGATTCAGCTGATGAAGCACAAGTTCACAAAGACGGACAACAAAAAACAGAGCAGGCAGCTACACTCACTATTGACACTCTTGAACCTGTAATGGTTTATAAATTGCAATCACTTGCTGAACGTGTTAAACGACTTCAAATGTCATATTCTGAACTTTACAACTTGATTGTAGCAGAACTTACACAAGCTATCGTAAACAAAATTGTTGACCTTGCTCTTGTTGAGGGAGACGGAACAAACGGCTTTAAATCAATTGACAAAGAAGCAGACGCTAAAAAAATCAAAAAAATTACTACAAAAGCCAAATCAGCTGGCAAAACTCCATTTGCTGACGCTATTGAAGAAGCGGTTGACTTTGTTCGCCCTACTGCTGGTCGTCGTTATTTGATTGTTAAAGCAGAAGACCGTAAAGCCTTGTTAGATGAGTTACGTCAAGCGACTGCAAATGCTAACGTTCGTATTAAAAACGATGATATTGAAATTGCTTCTGAAGTTGGAGTAGATGAAATCATTGTCTACACAGGATCAAAAGCACTCAAACCTACTGTATTAGTAGACCAAAAATATCACATTGATATGCAAGACCTTACTAAAGTTGACGCATTTGAATGGAAAACTAATAGCAACATGATTTTGGTTGAAACACTAACAAGCGGTCATGTCGAAACTTATAACGCTGGTGCAGTAATTACAGTAGCATAAGAATAAAATGGAGGAAGTAAATGATAGATTATATTAAGGTCTATTGTGGTATTCCGATTTTAGTAACAGCTTATGATAGTAAACTCATCTTATTCCGTTCAATAGCTATTAAATTGCTAGAAAAAAATGGTATTAAAGCTGACGAAACAAGCGTATTAGTGAAAGACTTTATCTCTTGTTATTGTCGGCTTAATATTGTTGATGAACCAGCAGAACAATGGCGAAATGCTGAAATGAAACGTTTGGCTTCTTTGCAAGAGTTAATGTATTATGGAGGTATTTAATGATATTCTCACAAGTTACATTACAGGTAGAAACGACTGTTAAGAAGAAGAACGGTGCTGAAGATAATGTTATAAAGCCTATCACTTTACCAGCAGTTAAACAGAGAATTAATCAGTCAAGACTTGATGAGTTTTCTATGATCGGACTAGGTAAAAATGTAAGGTATGAGCTTAACGGAATCGGAGAAATGGAAGACTTGATTTTCAACTATTTCTTAGATGAAAAAGGCGAAACTTTCAAGCGGACAACATGGGAAAGAAACCCTAAAAATAACAAGATGATTTTAGAAGGAGTCGTGAGTAACGGGATATGAATGAATTCGATTCTTATATAGATTGGTACAACAATTTACTTACAATGCCTTTAAATGACGTTATTTTAGGCGTTAAGGACACGATAGAAGACAAGACGGTATATTTATCGCTTAGTGACTCAAAGGTGCTTAAAATGGATAATACGAGCTTTGTCATGGGTTACTATTATCAAGTTGTTTTATCTGTTAAAGATGTTGATGATGAACTTGTCGGATTAGTCGGAAATGTTTTGCAAAACGGTTGGAATATGACAAACTGGTCAGAGAATAGCCATTTGTACAATTATACTGGTACTGTTTATTTGCCTTGTGGTGCAGGTGGTCAAGCATGGCAGTAAATTTGCTTAATACATCAAGCATAGCTAAAGAAATGCAAACTAAAGTAACAGAACGCATGGGCGATTGGTTTGAAGCAGAGTTTAAGGCAAAAGCAAATAGCGCAAGCCGAAGAACTAGATTAATCAGAAGTCATGGTCACACCTATACTTATGCTAGATACCAAAATACTGGTCAATTGTCAAGTAACTTAAAGCAAGTTAAAAAAGGCGATAAAGTAGTAGTTAATGCAGGTACTAGGGCTAGTTACACCAGCGGTTATCATGGCATGTATTTCTTAGTTGAAAAAAAAGGTATGCAAGACGTCAAAACAACATTGAAAAAAGGCGCTAATTATGCTAATTCAATGAAATTATAAAAGTAGAAAGTGGTTTAATTACATTTGATTGAAATTAACAATAATGGTATTTTTTAATGAGTTTAGATAATTTTAGAAAAAGAGCGATTGTATGGGATACGGTCAATAAAGACTTCCCACAACCAATTCAAGTAATGCAAGGCGACGTCAACGCTAGAACATTGTCAGTTAAAATAATTGATAATGGAGGCGAAATTGATTTGACTGGTCATTCATTAAAACTTACATATCAATATACTAATAGCAGTAATTCAGGCTTTGTTATGATTCCTCCTGAAAACTTAACTAAAGGAGAGTTTATTTTGGTAATTCCTACTGAAATGACAAAACCTGGAGTTATTGAAGCGAACTTGGTTCTTCTCAATGAAGATAAAGAGCAAGTTATCGTCAGTAAGAATTTAACATTTATATCAGATAATTCTACAGTTACAGATTTAGCTCAAGAAGTAAATAATAAGATTGATGATTTTACAAAATTATTATTGGAAAATATGCCACAAGTAATGCGCAGTGAGTTGAATGATTTACATGCTCAAACTGAATCAAATACGAGCAATATTGAGCTTAAAGCTAATCAAACGGATTTAAATAACTTACAAACTACTGTTAATAATCAAGGTATTACAATTTCCGCAGCTGCTCAAGAAACAGAAGTACGTTCGCTGATTTCGCTTTTAGATAATGTAAAGCAAACGAAGAAAGTAGCACGTATCAATTTATTATTAGAACAATATAAAACAAGTGGATATTATCGTCAATACACAAATGGCGAAAAATTGGCTAATACTGACTATGACCTTTTCGACATGGTGCCAGTAAATGCTGATACTGACTACTTTACGGGTATTTCGCCAAATGCACATATTGCATTTTATGACTTTGAACAAAAATATATTTCTGGACTTTTAAAGCCTCAGCCTAACTTTGCAACACCTTCTTCATATTTAAATACATTAGTTGTAAAGGTTCCGACGAAGGCTAAGTACATGTCTTATGCGTGCAATAAAAATGCAACTCAATCAGTTTTTTACGAAAACGATAACCCTATTTTAGATCCTTCTCAGCCAATTTTTGATGGTTTACTACCATTTGAGCAAACCGCAAACCCTCCGCGTGGTATTAAAAAAGTGTGTAATCAAAATATGTTTAACAAAAAAATGGTTGTATCTGAAAGATACTTAGATTCAAAAAATGGTGGACTACCTCATAATGCTAATTATAATGTTTATTTTATGAAAGTAAAACCAAACACAAATTATACAACAAGTGGATTTGTTAATAACCATGATGCCTTTTATGATATATCAGGTAAATTCATTTCATCTGGAAACAAAAGCGGAACAATTACAACACCAGCGAATGCTTTCTTTTGGGGTATATCATTGACTAATGCGGAATTGCCTGGGGCTGTTATCTGCGAGGGTAATGTTGCTAAATATAGTGATTTTGGCACAGGTGCCATATTTGAAGTTGGGGACACCGCCCCTCAAACTTTAAATGTTGGAGCTGATAAAAAATTTACTACCATTCAAGCTGCGGTTGATTTTGCAAAAGACGGTGATACTATCCTGATTTCTTCCGGAACTTATCATGAAGCAGTAGACGCCAAGACTAAGCTATTGCATTTTAAGGGTGTTGATAAAAATACGGTAACCCTAGAATACGAAAACGGAGCATACTCGTTGCCACCTTTGGAAATTTCTAAAGGAAGTGTTGAAAATATGACTATCCATGCAATCAGCCAAGCACAAGTTTCCGGAGAGCCTGGGAAAGCATATTGTTTCCACGCTGACTACGACATTCAAATTGGGCATACCTTGTCTTTTACAAATGTAAAATTCATTAATGATGATAAGCAAGTCATTGGCGTTGGATTGAGAAATAACTTTACTCTTGAATTTAATAGTTGTGATTTTTTTACACCGTCCGGAAACAATGCTTTTTATGTACATGATGACCCAATCCGCGACAATTCAAGTAATCAGAATTTGATCGTTAAAGACTGCTCAATCGTTAATAATGGAACTGGTGCGACTATCCACATGCAATCGCAAGAACGTGTCGGGGCAGTTGCTAAGGTAACGTGGCAGCGCAATATTGTTGTTAATTTGTCAGGTGGTAAATTAATCGACGTGGCAACTTATAACAATGGTTTAGCAAAAGATAAATGGCTCGGCTCGTCTGACTTCGTGTTACAACCAACTTCTGCGCTGAATAATATTCCTCAATTAAATTTTAATTAGGTGGTGATTTATGTTCGATTTCACAACGTTTAGCTAGTTGGTTCAGCAGTAATTAGTTCAATAATAATATATTATTGGAAACGCACTTCATAAAAAAATATAAAAAAAGAAAAGAGAAAAAATGAAATTAGATTACAACTCACGTGAGATTTTCTTTGGTAATGAAGCTCTAATCGTAGCTGATATGTCCAAGGGAAGCAACGGAAAACCAGAGTTCACTAACCATAAAATCGTAACTGGTTTGGTATCAGTTGGTTCAATGGAAGACCAAGCGGAAACAAACAGCTATCCAGCTGATGACGTGCCAGACCATGGAGTTAAAAAAGGCGCTACTTTGCTTCAAGGCGAAATGGTATTCATTCAAACAGATCAAGCGCTTAAAGAAGATATTTTAGGTCAACAAAGAACAGCGAATGGCTTGGGTTGGTCTCCTACTGGTAATTGGAAAACGAAATGTGTTCAGTACCTTATTAAAGGGCGCAAACGTGATAAAGTTACAGGAGAGTTTATTGACGGTTACCGTGTAGTCGTTTATCCAAATTTGAGACCAACAGCAGAAGCTACAAAAGAATCAGAAACAGATTCAGTAGACGGTGTAGACCCTATCCAATGGACTTTGGCAGTACAAGCAACTGCTTCAGATATTTATTTGAATGGAGATAAAAAAGTTCCTGCTATTGAGTATGAAATTTGGGGAGACCAAGCAAAAGACTTCGCAAACAAAATGGAAGCCGGCTTGTTCATTATGCAACCTGATACAGTTCTAGCTGGTGCAATTACACTTGTAGCTCCTGTTATTCCTAATGTAACTACTGCTACAAAGGGTAATAATGACGGAACAATCGTAGTGCCTGACACTTTGAAAGACTCTAAGGGTGGAACTGTAAAAGTAACATCAGTAATTAGAGACGATCACGGAAAAGTCGCAACCAACGGACAACTTGCGCCCGGTGTCCATATCGTAACGTTCTCCGCTAACGGTCATGAAGATGTTACCGCAGGAGTTTCAGTAACTGACCATTCATAAGACTAAAAAAATAACTAAGTAAAGGGATATAAAACAAAATGGCAAAACAATTAAGCACAGCACGTAAGTTTAAAATGATTACAGGTAAAGACCTTTTCCAGCAACAAAAGGCAATGGATACAGAGCTTAAAAAAGAAGACGGAGAAATTACTGATGTAATGGAGTTCGTTCAATATGGTTTATACTTGGCTCTCTTTCAAGATAACATTGTAAAAGCTAAAAGTGACTTTTCAGACTTCCGTTCTAGCTTTGAGTTCGATACTGACGGTAAAGGGCTTAAAGAACTGGTCGAACTGTGGCAGAAAGAAATTTAATGAGCTGAAAGGACTGTAAATGATTTTAAAACATGCAATTAGATACTTAGAACTAACCGGTTCAGACTTTATTACAGATTTAAAAGACTTTGCAGACCTACAAAATTCTTTTGTCGCTGGATATATTCCTGATGACTTTACAGAGCAAATGGAGAGCTTTACAGACAAGTTATTGATACTTTGGGTAGATTGTAACGGAGGGATGCAAAATGCCTTAGACGACAAAACAGAGCTTCCTACAACTAACGAGTTAATCAATATCTTCTGTAAAACTGTTTTTATTCAAGAAAAAGAGGAAACGGAAGACGATACAGTCTTCTTTTCTTCTAGTTCATTGATTAAGAAAAAGAAAGATACTGTAAAGGAAAATAAAACCTTAGAACTTTTGACTATTTTAGGCAATAACGAAATTGATATAACACAGTTCATGGAAATGGAACTAGAACTTGTTTATAAAATAATCGAACTTATTGCAGAGAAGAAGAAAGAGGAAAAAGAAAAAGAGAAAAGGCGTAAAAGAAAGGGTATGTAATGGCAAGTAATGCAACGTTTGAGGTCGAGATATACGGTAATACCACAAAGTTTGAGAACTCACTTAAAGGCGTTAATACCGCAATGTCAGGGCTTAGAGGAGAAGCTAAAAACTTACGTGAAGCTCTAAAACTTGACCCAACAAATACCAGTAAAATGGCGCAATTGCAAAAGAACTTACAAACGCAGTTGGGCTTGTCACGTGACAAAGCAACAAAATTAAAACAAGAACTTTCTACAGTTGACAAAAGCTCGCCAGCAGGTCAAAAGAAATGGTTACAGCTTACTAGAGACTTAGGCACAGCGGAAACACAAGCTAACAGGCTAGAGGGCGAAATAAAGCAAGTCGAGAGTGCTATTAGTTCAGGATCTTGGAACATTGACGCTAAAATGGACACTAAAGGTGTTAATAGCGGAATTGAGGGCATGAAGTCACGCTTTAGCGGTCTTAGAGAAATTGCGGTTGGTGCATTCAGGCAAATCGGTGCAAGTGCTGTTAGTGCTGTCGGTAATAGCTTAAAAGGCTGGGTATCTGACGCAATGGATACTCAAAAAGCCATGATTTCATTGAAAAATACAATGAAGTTCAAAGGAAGTGGGCAAGAGTTTGATTATGTAAGCAAATCTATGCAGAAGCTCGCTAAAGATACAAATGCAAATACCGAAGATACTTTAAAACTTTCAACAACGTTCATCGGTTTAGGCGATACTGCTAAAAAAGCGGTCGGTAAAACGGAAGCATTAGTAAAAGCTAACCAAGCATTTGGTGGTACTGGCGAACAATTAAAAGGTGTAGTTCAGGCTTACGGTCAGATGTCGGCAGCTGGTAAAGTTACGGCTGAAAATATTAATCAGCTAACAGATAACAACACAGCTCTTGGTTCAGCTCTTAAATCAACCGTTATGGAAATGAACCCAGCTTTGAAACAATATGGCTCATTTGCTGAAGCTAGTGAAAATGGCGCAGTATCTGTTGAAATGCTAGACAAAGCAATGCAACAACTTGGTAAAGCAGGTGGTGGGGGAGTAACTACCATAAGCGACGCTTGGGATAGTTTCAATGAAACATTATCGCTTGCTTTGCTTCCTACGCTTGACGCTTTAACTCCTATTATAAGTGCTTTGATTGATAAAATGAGCGGTTGGGGCGAAAGTGCTGGTAAAGCTGTAACAAATGTAGTTAAGTATTTCCAAGACTTATTCAAACAGTTACAACAAAATGGTGCGATAACTCAATTTTCTGCTATATGGGATAATCTAAAAAGTGCGTTCGGTTCAGTAATGGGAATTATCGGTAACCTTATAAAATCTTTTGCTGGAGTTGATGAATCTACCGTAAAAAATTCGACTTCTATTGAAAATGTAGCAAACACAATATCTTCACTTGCTAATAAGTTCGCTGATATCACGAAAAAAATTGCTGACTTCATTGGTAAAATTAGTAAAAGCAAGGAAGCAATGGATAATATAAAAGCAGCTTTAGTTGCTTTTGCTGGTGCTTTCGTAGCTTTAAAAGTCATTAATGGAATTGTTAAGGCGATTGAACTTTATAATAACATAGTTAAAATTGGAACAGCTATACAAGGTGCTTTCAATGCTATAATGGCTATAAATCCATTCGTGGCTCTTGGCATAGCAATCGCAGCCATTGTTGCTGGTTTAGTTTATTTCTTTACTCAAACTGAAACAGGTAAAAAGGCTTGGGCTAGTTTCGTTGACTTCTTGAAGAGTGCATGGGACGGTATAGTTTCATTCTTTAGCGGTATTGGTCAATGGTTTGCTGATATATGGAATGGGGCAGTTGACGGAGCAAAAGGAATCTGGCAAGGTTTAGTTGATTGGTTCCACGGAATTGTACAAGGTATCCAAGACATTTGGAACGGGATAAAAACATTCTTTACTACCTTATGGACAACTGTTATTAGTGGCGTTCAATCTGTATGGGGCGGAGTAACTGGCTTCTTTGGTGGAATATTTAACGCTGTAAAAGAAGTTGTGTCATCAGCATTCAGCGCTCTTGGTAAATTTGCTTCAAATGCTTGGGACTCAATAAAAAATGTATTTAACGGAGTCGGTAACTTCTTTGGTATAGTATTTGACGGTGCTAAAAATGCAGTTAGCGGAGCATTCAACGCTTTTGGAAATTTCGCTTCTAATGCTTACAACTCAATAAAAAATGTATTTAATGGTATTGGTGGCTTCTTTAGTAATATATTTGGAGGAGTAAAAAATACAATAGATAACGTTCTAGGTGGTGTACAAAACACAATTAATAATATCAAAGGTTCAATTGATTGGGTTTCAAAAAAAGTTGGCGGACTGTTCAAAGGTTCTATGGTAGTGGGCTTAACAGATATCAATTTATCTTCTAGCGGCTACGGTCTAAGCACTAACAGCGTATCAAGCGACAACAGAACGTATAACACATTTAACGTGCAAGGTGGTGCTGGTCAAGACGTTTCTAACTTAGCACGAGCAATCAGACGAGAATTTGAATTAGGGAGGGCTTAATGGTAAGACAGTATAAAATACATACCAACTTAGACGGAACAGACGATAAAGTTTGGGACGTTACAAATGGAAAAGTTAGATTTTATCAGCCCTCTAATTTAGGGTTACAATCAACTAATAATATCTGGCAAAGTAATGGTATTGGAGTAATGGGGACACGCTCAATTACTCAACCACAAATAGAGTTTAAATTAGAAACGTTTGGTGAAAGTTTAGAAGAAAATTATCGGTTAATGAAAGACTTTATAAACGATATTCTTAACCAAAAATTCGTTACACTTGAATATCAAACAGAGATTTTTCAGGTATATGCTGATTTAGCTTTAGCAGATGTCACAAAGACGGAGGGTTACGGTAAAAACGGAGCTTTCAGCGAAAAGATAACATTCGATATAATCACAAAGTGGTACACTTACGAAAACTTAACTTTCGATATGATTCGAAATGGTAAAGTTCTTTCTGGTAAGTCTAAAATTTATGGTGGAACAGCACAAGGAAACTATAAGTATGTCAAAGGAACTTCTTACACTTATTATGGGGAAAGTGACATAGACCGTTTAAGTCGCTGGGATATAAAAGATGAAATATTTAGTTTTATGGGGATGTTATATCCGCAACTACCTAAAACACCTACTGGAGTTAGATTTTTAGACGATATTGGAAATGAATATACTGCAATTGTATTCAAGACGGAAGAATTACAAGACTACATTTTAATAAATACAGATGTAAATGACGAAACTTATCAAGGTTGGAAGGGGACAACTGCTATAAATTTATTCCCTGTAATGGACTTTGAGCGATATAGAACTCGTATAATTGAAAAAGGTCAAATGGAGCTAATCAACCTTACCAAGGCAGAGTTTAAAATCAAGAGAAAGGCGGACTTTGTTTAATGTTAGAAGCTAATGTGTATGATAACTTTAATCCTAACTATTACAATATATCTGATTTCAGCATGCCTAATGGTAAAAAAGAAAAAAGAGGCCTTCCAATACCAAAGGCAAGATGTCAAGTTATTAATTATGAACTGTGGGAAACAGGTTATCTTTACACTTCGTCAGCTACATTGACAATTTCGGTAGAAGTTGGCGATATTATTCAAATTCTTTTTCCTGAAGTTATTCCAATTGAGGAGGCTCTAGGTAAAAAAAGAAACTTAAATTTAGATATGGTTTATCTTGTAACAAGTGTAGATGAAAGCAATAAAGCCACATTAAAGAACTATTTTTGGGCAATGATTGAAAGCATTGACGTTCCGAACGCAATAACTAAAACGACAAATTCCGCTATCATTAATTATATAATTGACCCTAATAAAAATAATTTAATGAGTTATGGTTATTTCTTTAATTCAACTATCTTTGCAGGAAAGGCTACAATCAACCGAAAAGCAGAAACTTCATCAGCTCATGACGTAGCTAAACGGATATTTTCTAAGGTTCAATTTCAACCAACTACAACAATTCAACATGCTTCATCTGAAACAGACCCTAGAAACTTGTTATTCATTAACTTTGCTTCTAGAAAATGGAATAGAGATAGAATTACGACAAGGGTAGATATTAAGCAAAGTGTGACAATGGACACGGAAACAATAGTAGAACGTTCAGCTTATAATTTCGCTGTTGTATTCGTTAAAAATAAGGAAACAGACGACTATACAGACCCTCCTAAAATGTACACAGCAAAAAATAATGGAGATGTCATTGACTATAGTACTTATGGCGGAGACGGAACAGACTTGCCAGATGTAAGGACAGCAAAAACATTATTTTATGATAGAGATGAACACGGAAACCCACCAGATATCTCAACCATTAAAGCAGAAGTTTCGCCCTCTACGATCGTCACAAGATTAATCTTTAATCAAAATGAACTTTTGCCTTTGTATGTTAATGACTTGGTTGATATATGGTACGAGGGTAAACTATATTCAGGTTACATAGCAGATAGAGTTAAAACAGAGTTCAATGATAGACTTGTCTTTGTAGAAAGTGGAGATAAACTAAATGTTATATGAGTATGTAGCTACTTATGGCGACAAATATAGAATAGATAGCTTCACAGGGTACAGAGAGCTACGGAAAGACCATTTAGAACTATTGTCTGGTAAAGTATACTATAATAGCGAAAACACGCTTAGAATCGAAACTACGCTCTTGTACGAAGTTGGTCAATTTGTATCAATTGGTGGTTATCCGTATGGCGGTAGGAAATTTAGATTATTAGAATTATCAATTACTGATAACCCAGTTTTAGATAAAGCGAAGATAATTTCAAGAAAGGTTAAAAATGACAATTAAAAATTTCACGTTCTTCAGTCCAAATGGTACAGAGTTTCCAGTCGGTTCAAATAATGACGGAAAGTTATACATGATGTTGACTGGAATGGACTATGGAACAATTAGACGAAAAGACTGGTCAAGTCCATTAAATACAGCCCTTAACGTGCAATATACTAACACTTCAATTATTGCTGGCGGTAGATATTTTGAACTATTAAATGAAACGGTGGCTTTAAAGGGCGATTCTATTAATTATATTCATGCAAATATTGACTTAACGCAAACTGCAAACCCTGTAAGTTTATCAGCAGAAACCGTAGATAATAGCAATAGGGTTGACTTGAATAATAGTTCTGGTGTCCTAAAGGTTTTGATTGATATTAGAACAACTGACGGACTAGGTGTCATTAGTGCTAAAGCACCTGATAACGTAACATATTTAGATGAAGTTGTTATAAATAGCATTTCAACAACATCTGGGTCACTTAGTATAGGCAACGGAGTCACTCTTAACTGGCAAAAAAAAGCTGACATAGTAGAAATTAAGTGGTCAGGAATACTGACGAATATTAATGTTGGAGCGGCCTTTGCAGTAAAAGCACCATACCAAATTATTCCAAAAACCACAAAAGGATTAGTCGGACACTTTTCTGGCACATCAAATTCTTTCCATATTGACTTAGAGCCTGACGGAACATTTAAGTGGTATGGAGATAATAAATCGAATGGATATTATATTCGTGGTACTGCTATGTACTTCATCAAATAACAAAATAGAAAGCAAAACAAAATGGTAACTAGAATGATTTTAATAAATATCTTAATTTTAGCGATTTTTTTCGCTACGTGGGTCAAAGATAGAGAAGCGATGAGCCCACCTTTCAAACGTAGACTTGTGATTGATTTGACGGTGATCTTCGCGCTATGGGTTTTATATGCAGTCTTTTACTTTACACAAACACCCTCAACTTCTGATATCGCTAAAACAGTGATTAACGTAGGCTTGTTGTACTTCGTAGGACAATTTATTTACTTAATCGCAAAAATTAGCCCTATGTTTGACGGTTTGGTTAAACTTATGAAAAAGAATGGTGTAAGTGTTCCTGAAGCGGAAGCAGAACAAACGGAGGATAAAAAAGAATGAATATAACTAATGCTGGTGTACGTGGGCATAATCCTACTGGGGTTGTAATTCACAATGACGCTGGTTCAAATGGCGCTAACGCTGGCTTCTATAATAACTGGCTACCTACTCATAACCCTGAAAATGGCTTTGCTCATGTTTATATCGCTTCGGACGGACGTTTACAGGCTTCTGACTTTAGTAATATGGCATGGCATTGTGCTAACTCATACGGTAATGCAAACTACGCAAGCTGGGAAGTGTGCCAATCAGAGGGCGATTTAAATCAGTTCTTGAGGAATGAACAAGCGGTACTAGATGACGTAGCTAAGTATATGAAACAATGGGGACTAACTCCTAATCGTGATACTGTGAAGCTACATCAGGAGTTATCATCTACTTCATGCCCTAGACGTTCCGTAGAGGCACATGGTGGCACGGTAGAAAGCTGTCGCTCATACTTTATCGCAGAACTAAATAAGCGCCTTACAGGGCAAACTAGCGCAACAGTAAACAATACACAAACAAATACAGAATTAGAGGACGACGATTTAATGAAATTTACATATCAAGTTAATACAAAAGACGGAAAACCAGCTGGCGGAGTATCCTACTTCAATGGAACAAAAGTAATTGGCTTCACTAATGCCGACCAATGGACTATCGTTAAACAAATTTATAAAGATACGACAGGAAAAGACCTTAAACATTATGTTTGGAATGAGGGTGCTCCTTGGCACTTGCGTTTCTTACAAGCAAATAATATCAAAGTTGAAATGGCACCAAACAAATAAAAAAAGACAGCTTTATAGCTGTTTTTCTTTTGTAAATGAAGATATCCTACTTTCTATTTTTTAATTTACTATTTTATTTGCATAATGACCTTTTTGTGCTTCAATTGCTCACCTGATTAATAGCTTCAATAATATTATTGCCAGCATTTATTAGAATTTCATCACTTACAGTTACATTCTTTCTTGAAAATAATTCGTTCTCAATCTTCATAAAGTGCATTGCTTTAGCTAAAAATTGAGCAGATGACTCATAATATAATGTTTCCAGTTCATCATCTGAAAGCTGTGTTAAATCATCATTAGCAAAAGTTGTGAGTTTTCGCTTAATTTCTTTGCCGTCTTCTTCTTCTATATAGTAACGCTTCATCTATTCATTCCTTTAATTTCAAATTTTTCAATAATATACCGTTTAGAACCAAGCTCAAAGCTAACTAGATAATTATTGAAATAGTCTTTATTATCCAAGTCATTGGCAATCCTTCGTGCTGTTAATCGTGGATATTTTGAGCTATTAATTTCCCGTGTGTATTCGTGTAATATCATTTCATTGCCTCCCTTTGCATTTTACGCTTCAATCGTTGCTTATACAGGTATTCTTTGCTTGGCTTTAAGCTATATAATAACTCATCTAATAAGTCAAAGGCTTCTCCGTGATCACCTACATCGTCAATTTTTTTAAGTGTAAGCTCGTGCATTTCATCATCATTGAAAAACATAGTGAGATAAGGGAATGCTACGGTATTCGGTAGGCTCAAGCGTGATTTAGTTATTCTTATGTTAGGGTATTTGCCTGTTTCAGCTTTAACTTTTAGCTCAAACTGATTTATTGAGATACCTTGTTCTTCTAGCTTGCTAGTGATTCTTTCATATAATTCTTCGTTTGTCATTTTGCTATAACCTCAATTATTTCTGTATGCTTTTTAACTTCATATCTTTGTTCTTCTGGAAGCAATTCATTCCATTTTAAAGCCTCTTTTTTATTATAAAACTTACGTGATTTAATTTCTTTTTCCAATATCCAAGATACTGTGTAGTATGTAAATTCATCTTTCATTATCCAATTACTCCTGTCTTTATATTTAGTCTTTGCTGACTTGATAAGTGATATAAATTGCACCACTTACAGTAATAAGATCTAACTGGTATCTTACCAGCTTTCTTTTTATTATGTTGGGCATTTACTATTGAATATAAAGCACCCATTTTTGTGTATTTGCGTTTTTTACACATATTATTCACTAGCTTTCTTAATCATTGCTTGCTTATAAGCCATAGTCGTTCCGTCAAACATAGCACTTTGGATTTCTCCTTGTTTAATAAACCCTTTTTGTTCTAATTGAATTACTTGTTTTGTTAATCCTTTTAATGTAAATGCTGTTGCTACTTTAATTTTGTCCTTAGGTTTTCTGTTAAATAATTTCATTTGTTTTTTTCACCAAAACTTTCTATTTTCGTGTCTTCGTAATTAATTATCAAAAACACTCCATTCATTTATCGTAAATAATTCAAAGCCATTTAGCTTACTTTGTTTTTCAATTTCTACTTGGTTTCTATCTAGGTCTGTCAGCAGTTCAATTACAGGTCTACCATTATCAAGCCACCTGATGACTGTATTAGCTTTAAGACCGAAATACTTAGCACATTGAGCCTTACAGCTAAAGTGTAGTTCTTCTTCCGTCATAGGGTTATAAGCTACTACCTTTATAGCTTTTTGCATTTCCGTTATTTAACCTCCTTTTCTATAAAACTATGATATCAAATTACTTTATATTTGTCAAAAATAAACTTTAGATTTCTTCAATAAATTCTAAGTATCTTTCATCAATCGCTTTTATTTCTTCTTTGAACCCTAGGAAGAGGAACTTTTCCCCTAGCTCGTTTTTAAAAGAGCTCAAATATCCTTTTTTGTTGTTCATCAATTTAACGTTGTATTTTTTCATTTCTGTCTCCTTTACTTCTATAACCCTAATTGTATCAAAAAAAGCCAATGCTGTCAAACATTAACTTTTTTTAATTATTTTATTCCTTCCCAGCGTTCAAAATCATCAGCTAGTTCTTGTATAAAGCCCATAATATCGTCAGTAGTGTACTCTGTAAGCTCATTCTCGTTACTTAAGTTAGCAAGTTCCTTGGCATAGTCTAAAGCCTTATTATGGTCCTTATCGTAGCTTTCACCCTCTTTCTTGCCAGCTCTTACTAGATACTTCAATACCTGCATTGTATTCCAGCCCACAAGCTCTTCGTAGTTAAAATTATGTTTCAAGTATTCGTTAAGTTCTACACCGTATTTGTTGACATAGTGCCGATTTTCTTTAAAATTCATTAGATATTACCTCCAAGCCATGTAATAAGCAATATTGCAAGCATGCCTACCCAAGTTATAGCGATAAGTGTAAAAGCAACGCCTGCAACTATCATTAAAGTTTTTACTGTATCTTTCATTTTATCTATCCTTTGCTTTCTTCTGTTAGTGGAATCCAGTCAGGAAATTTACTTTCAATATGTTCAATTGCCTGTTCCGTCCATTCATTAATACCTAAAAATTCCATTGCGTCTTCGCTGTGTGGTATAACATTTACTTCCGAAAAGCCAATTGGGTTGTCATCGCTGTTTTGAATGAAATAAACTTGTTTTACAGCCATTTTCAATGCGTCACCGTGAATAATTACACCGTTCATTCCTCTAATCGCAAAGGCATGAATCAAGAATGAAATAGCTTCATCTGATAATTCTAACGCTTGATACCAATAGTTACTTGGCAAATAGCTAAAAAAATCTGTATTCATTCGGTCATCTTGCCATTTTTGAATGATTAGAGTTCCTGTTCCTGCTCCAGTTAAATCAGCACCTCCAGAACCACCTACAAGCAACGCTGTGAGCTTACCAAGTTCATCTGGTGTATAATGCTGTCCTTTTGCTGAAACGGCTGAATGATTCATAAAATAGTCCCTAAAGAAATCAACTCCCATGTCATGGTGGATATTTAAGATTTTAGAGTAAAATTCTTCACGTCCTTTTTTATCAAAAACAAGTTCTTGAATTCGATTTGTGAAATTCATATGTTCATCAACATTTAACATGTCATAGAATTGCTTTTCAGTAATTGTCATCTCTGCACCTCTTTCATAATTACATTCTATCAAATTACTTTTACTTTGTCAAACATTAACTGTTTTTAACCATAAATAATTTCTCACATTTATCATTTCTTGTTCCAATTCCCATAGTGCTATGTGCTTTGTCAAAAGAATAAACAACTTCAAAACGTTCGTCTGAAATTGAATAACTTGAAATTATCACGATATTACTTTTTGACATTTCAAATGCCCAGTCATAAAACTCTTGACTATCGAATGAATTGATATAGCCTTTTTGGTGACTTCCTTCATAAGGAGGGTCAAGATATAGAATAGCTCCAGAAACTTCGCCAAAATCGTGATAACTTTTATTCGTTGCTTTCACTTCGTCAAGTTGTTGAAGTTGTTCAAGTTGTTGAAGTTGTTGAAGTTGTTGAAGTTGTTCAAGTTGTTGAAGTCGTTGGAGCTTAACAATCGATCTCTTATATGTTTCTGTCTGTGTATAACCGCTAAAAACGTCATGATTTTCGATAATTTCTTTAGCTAGATTATATTTTAAGTCTGAAATTTCTTTAGAATACATATAGCTTTTCTTTTTATTACCGAAAGAGTTAATCAGCAACTTCAAAAAGTCGTCTGTCGTCTTGTTTTCTTTCGCCTTAATCTCGGTAAACTCTGTACGTGAAACAATAAGGGTTTTAATCCACTCACGGTCTTGCGAAATAACTCGTTCAAATGCGTTGGTTATATCCTTGTCTAAGTCGTTATAATGGACTTCTAAGCCATTTAAAATACATTCGGCTGTAATTGCTCCGCCACCTCCGAAGATGTCGTATATCGGCTCATCTGTGCCAAAGTTCTGTTTGATAATTTCAACTATTTTCTTGCTTATCTTTTTCTTACTTCCTTGGTATGGTAGTCCGATTGGTTTACCTTTTCTGATTTTCTTCTCGTCTAACTTAAGCATTAAAATTCCTTGTCTTTCTAGTTTAATTATATACTATTATAAGCTATTTCTTTTTAATTATCAAGCGAAAAGTGCTATAGACCACTAATAAAATAATTGTTATTATAAACAGCGGTGGGATAAATACAGTTACAGCAAACCAAACAATAGAAACTAAAGTGTAGATCATGATTTTAAGTATTAGTTTACCAGCAGGAGTTTCTTGAAAGGTTATATCCTCATCTAATGATGAATCATCTTCTTTTGAATTACCGTAAAATACTTTGTCTTCATTTACTTCGTACTGATTGCCGCAATAATCACATTTACCATTAGTAAAGTCGGAAGCCCCGCAGGTTTGGCATTGCATTAAATTCATTTTATTACCTCTATTATACGCCCTTTTAGTTTATAACCTTTCCTATAATTTTCTGAAACTGATTGATGTGCAACTCCGACGTATTTAGCTAAATCGCTGAAGCTTCTAAACTCTCTATTATTCCATAATACTTTTTTATCATGAAATCTTTTTACATTTTCTGCTTGTGTTACATACTCTAAATTATTCAAGTTGTTGTTTTCTTTATTTCCGTCTATATGGTCAACGGTTAAATCACTTTTACCGTAAAAAGCTAACATAACAAGTCTATGAACATACATATCTTTACCTTTTACGGATACCCTTAAATAACCAGTTTTTGTTTTTGTTAACCCAGTTAATTTACATTTGTTTTTCGTTTCTATATAAATTTTTCCGTTTTCAAGGACTATTAAATTATCTATTTTTTTGTATCTCATCTATTTACTTCCTTTCGTTCTAATCAGGTCAACTAATGCAAAAAAAGCATATAGTCCAATTCCGACTAGTGCTATTATAATAACTTTACCAATTATTGATTCTATATTCATTCGTATCTGTCCTCTGTAAGTCTATCCATGTTACCACCGGCGATTAGTCTATCAATTTCACATTGATTAGTCCAAAATTCTAAGTGTCCTAGTTCAAAATCTGCATTAACTGAGATAAAACCATTTTCTAAAGTTTCCATTGAGTTGATTTTAATTAATTTGTTTTCCATTGTTGTTTCTCTCTTTCTTAACTTTATATATTGATTATATCAAAAAAACTCTAAGCTGTAAAGCCTAAAGTTTTATATGATATTATTTTTCTTTTAATTTATTCTTGAACCAGATGATTCGCTCTTTGAACCAAGCGTCAACCCCTTCAGGACGTAGCCATTTACCTTGCTTCACTCCGTTCTTTTCCATGAACTCAATCACTTTAGCTGGAGTTTCTGGTTCGTCCCACATATTATATTTTGCTGAATGGTATTTACTAAACATTTCAAGCGTTTCGATGTAGCTATCTTTCAAAAGTTCCGTATCAAGCAATTTTTGGGCTTTCTCTGCACGTTTAGCAAGTCGTTCGTTAGCTTGTTCCAGTTGCTCCTTTTGTTGCTGTAAGCTCAAGTTATGATTGATGTAAGCAATCTGCTGTGCGTGTCGTCCAAGTTTGCCTTGCGTATTAAGCTCGATTAGCTTAGCCATTCCCTCGCCAAGAATTTCATCAGCCACAAAGTTATATTTATATTTTTTATTTGTATTGCGTACATAGTTGTCAAGTGTTTGCTTGATTTTAAGTTTTTTGTGTAGTTCTCTTAATGTTGTCAATTTAATACTCCCTCATATATTTTACCAAACTTTAAAGCGTTAATTTTAACTAACTGTTTCAAGTCTGATATGAATTGCTGTTCTCCGTCAAAGTCAAATGGCATTGATACATTTTCCTTTATCCAAGTGAAAGCTCCGTCAAAGTCTTGTTTAAGTAAGCTCATTTTATCAACGATGTCGATAATTTGCTCTCTCTCTTCTGCTGTATACATAAAACCAACTTTCTAGAAAGGAAGTTCTGATTCATCAACTTCAATCGGTTCAGATTTTCCAAATAAGTCTTGCTTAGCTTGTGATTGACTGCTATTATCATTAGAGATAAATACTTTTTCAACCGTAGGGAAAACAAAGTTATAGTTTACGTATTCACCTGATTCTTTAGCTTGTACACGACCGCTGATCGTTACTATGTCCCCTAATTGAATGAAGTCAGGCAAGAAAGCTGAACCGTAAGCGACTTTTACATTAGATCCCTTTTCTTTTTCAAACAATGGAACTGAAATAATTTTCTTGTCGCCTTTTGCTGTGTTTACTGCGCGCGTATTTTTTTCGTTTACTTGCGTTGTTACTGTGATGATTGCCATTTAATTATTCCCCTTTTTCTGTTTCTTGCTGTGCTAACCAAATCGTCATGATATCGGTAATTTCTTTTTTAGTCTTATTTTTCAAGCTGTCAATATTTTGATATCCTAGCTGTTCAGCTCGTTTGATAAGTGGCTGGATCTCTCTAAGTCGTTGCTTTTCTGCTTCCAATTCTTTCTGCTCCTCTGTCAAGTCAGGAAGGTCTTCATTTGCGTAGATGTATAGCCCTAAACCATGACGAGCGATTGCCTTAACTAGTCCACGCTGAATGGCTTTATTTACGTCCATAGAGGTCAATTTTTCAAGCGGAATAGATTGGTTACGATAGTCCATACAAGGTAGATACTCAATGTGTTCTAGGCCCTCAATAGTCATTCCAACTTTAACCCATGCTGTGCGACCGTCTGTGTGGTAATTCAACCCTTGTTCATTTTCATAAACTTTACTGTTAGCTTCAGGATAAACTTTTTTAACTTCTGCCCATGCAAATGCCCAGCTTAGATAGTCTAGATTGTTCTTTTTACTTTTCTTGTCATTGACATTTATGACGCTTAATTTTTCAAATACGTTCATTTTCTCCTCTTTCCACGATAAATACATCACCTTGCCTTGTAATTTCGATATTATATTTAAGCATAGGCAGGATATAACCTTTACCCCAATAGCTCCATAATTCGCTTATTAAGCCATATAAGCACTCGTTAGGCCCAACCCTATACTTTGTCTCGTTCATCTCTTCGAGCTCCTTAGATAGCTTTCTGACGCNTCTAGCATAATGTTTACTTGCTTTTTCTTCTGCTTTTAAACTTCTGTAGTTGCTTTCCATATATAAACTTTCTAATATCGTCTTTCTGCTGTTTTTCCTCTTTGTCGGTCCAGCCAACCTTTTGGCCTTTTCGCTTACCGCTTTGATAAACTCGTCTGTTATCTTCTGGAAAACCATTTTTCTCGAAGTACATTCTAGCATATTCAAAGTAGTTTAAGCTATTGATGTACTGCTCACTATCCTTTTTGTGATAATTGAGAGTTATTAATCGTCTTTCATTTAGACTTTCAAAAGATGTTATCATATTTTTTCTCTAATAAAACCTAAAGTTAGCAAGGCTTTATATTCTTCACTATCTTTTTTGACTTCAAGTGCAAATTTTTTATTTACATTTAATTCATTTTCTTTACCTGCATAATATAATGCAGTACCTCCGCTACTGTCAGAAAAGTTATAAAACTTAAATTTAGGCACAATGACTTCATAACCATTAATAATGGCGTTTAACATTTTTTCTTTTTCATCGCAGGTAAACGGTGGTTTTACATTAGTTCCGTAAACTTTTTCGTTACCGTCTTTAAGGTTATAACCAAAACCCCACCTACCGATAAAGCAGAAAGCTAATTTTTTGTCATTTCTAAAACTTTTAAGATAATCAGCTTGTTCTTCCGTTAATTTAACTACCATTTGTTAGTTCTCCTTTATTTCTATATATACTATTATATCAAAATTATTTATTATTGTAAAGCATTAGATATTATTTTTTTATTTATTTCTGCTTTTAATTGTAATGCTCTAATCAATGCACGTTTAGAATAATCATTTTCGCAAGCTGTATGCAATTTCTTTGACTGTCTGACTAGAAATTCAGCACGTCCAAGCCATACTTTGAAAAGCTCATCATTATGCCATTCTGCTTTTACCATTTCTTCTAATGCACGATATAACCAGCCGTAAACTTCTGCGTGTAAATTAATAGCTTTGCTCTCATAATTAATCATTTTCTGTTACCCTTCCTTGCTCTTTAGCTAAGTCTAAGAAAGCTTGTGCCGATTCCTTCGTTGTTTCTAATGGAGTTTCAGCCTTGACTTTTTCCACTAGTTCGCTATCTGGTTCTTTTTTATCTTGTTCGATTGATGTAAAAGCCGAACCAACATATCCCCAAAGAATTTCATTATTGAAAGCAAAGTTTCGAGCAAATACTTTCATGATAGAATATCTGTTTTTAGTCTTACTATTAATTTTAGGCGACATAGTAAAGGCAATCTCATACCATGCTGGGATAGTCGTAGCTCCTAATATATGGCTCGGAATGATACGGAAGTCACGTTCTGTTAAAGATTGCTCACCAGCTTGTTTTCTAGCATGTGCCACAATCATAAAGGTCACATACTTATCGTGCTTAATATCTAAAGTATTTCTAAGGCTAGTGATTCCTCTTAGGACTTCTGCCATTGGTTGGTTTGCGTTGATTGTCTCATTATCTTCTAACAAGTCTTTTAGAGGGTCTAATATAACCAGTCCGATGTCTTTTTCTAGTATGAAGTTATATAGCTCTCTAAGCCCTACATTGTGCTTTTTCCCTTGGCTATCATATTTCCATGTATCAAGTTTGAAAGCTCCACCATGTAAAAAATACAAGTTATCAGGACTATCTCTTCTTGAACCTTTCAAGCGTTGGTGCTCTGTCAGTCTGCTATTCTCGTTCTGAATAAATAACACGTTAGTTTTAGTTGTTTCTCTGCCAGCGAACGGCTCTCCTAGTGCCAATGCCTGCGCTAAGTCTTGCGCTAGTGAGGATTTCATACTCTTTTCACTACCTGTTATGAGACCGAGTGATCCTTTGGGCAAAATATCTTGTACATTCCAAAGCAAACCGCCTGAAAAGTCTTCTGATTCTTTAAGTTCTTTAGCTGTGCTTACTTTATCAAATAGGCTAGTCATTTTTTTCTCCTTTAGTATATAATAACAAAAAAGACTTGAAAAGTCAAGCCTTAAGTGCTATTTAATGCAATGTTTACATTTAGGGTTGTCTACATGGATATATTCTTTTACAACTTCTTTTTTTAAGTCCATGCAATGTGATATTGACCAGCCACAACCACTACATTTAATGCTTTTCAGTTTGTAAGGTTTGTGTTTTGTTGTATAACTCATCTATTTTCTCCTTTTCTTATACCATAGCATCAAATCATCTTACATTTGTCAAATATTAAATTCTATTCCGTGCTACTTTTTTAGATAGCCCTTAGCCCTTAACGTGTCGTATAATCCCAGCAAGTTAAAAGAAAAGACTACTTAATTTCAAAACTTTTCTATAAATAACTCTGTCAGACTTCTACGCGTCACGGAGTGTTTCTGTTCACGACACTCATGGAACTCATAATCTTTTATTTCATGCTGCGCTTTAGGCTATTTGTAAAGTAATCACATTTTCAATTGAGTCTAGGTTTTCAGCAACTATCCTGACCCTCAAGCGTAAGATTATGAATGACTTTCGATATTTTCAACTTTATTCAATATTGAATTCTCTATTTACATTAGTTACAAGTCATTCAGCAACTAACTATTCAATTAACTTAGATAATAATAACATAGACATTTTCACTTGTCAAGTATTAGACATTTATATTTTAACATATCACATTTTACACTTTGAGTTATCCTGTGTTATGTAAAATATTCTGTTCCCTCTAATTCTCCTAGCTTTTCGCTTAGCTCGTATTGAATTACTGCCATTTGTTTTACTGCTGATTCTAGTATTTCTACTTTTTTAATCAAAAATTCTTTATCTTCCATTAGTTTGTATCTCCTTTTTTTCTATACTTCTATTATACCATATTGCATTTTTTAATATTCAAGATATTTACTAAGTTTTTATCCCTATTTTGTTGATAACTACGCGGTTTATAAGCATTTGTTTCGTTTTCTTTACCAATAGGTGCTGATACCGAAAATTTAATTACAATTCAAGTACAAGATAAAGAGATTATCAAACACTCCGGAATTCCTTTAGAAATCTTACAAACAATAAGCTAATTGTACTTACTGAGACCATACTTTACAAACAAGACACTCACTGTACTTACGCTCTGCCACTTCTAGTCAAATTGCGGTTAAGCGTAAAACAAAAGCCCTAAGGGGCTGATTTCTTTTTTTTAATATAATTTATTTATTTTCTCCTAAATCAAAATATATCGCTGGCTGATTGTTCCATAGTTCTAATGTTTCCTTATCTACTTCTGGCTTATTCATGTATTCTCTGTTCATTCTAGCTCTTGTATTAGCTACTTTAATTTTAATACGCTTCTTGTATTCCTGCTGTCGTAAGTACATCAAATATTTATCTCTAGCCATTGTTACCTCCTATAAAGAGTATAACACAAAATGCCTACAAAGTCAATCATATCTTACATAACAGAGGATAAACCAAACCTGAAAAGTGCATTTGATATAATATATATATCAAGTTGAGAGAGGAAAACAAATGACAGAAGAACAGCTATTATTTAAGCAAGAAACATTGTCAGAAGTTGACTTTAACGAGTTCTTACTTAACGCTGTTGAATGTGGTTTGATTAATCTTGATACAGCTTTAGTTTTTAAGGGAGAATAAAGAAATGAATAAAGAACATATTTTAGCACAAAAAGAAGCATTGACTCCGATTGAGTACGAACACTATGTTAAACACTTATTTGATATTGGCGAACTAAGCAAAGAACTTTATATTGAATTGAGTTCTGATTTATGAGCAAAGCATTAGCGATTGACTTTAGCACTTCTAATACTGGTTATGCGTTTCGTAACCCTTTGACAAATGAGTATGTAGTTGGTTCAATTGCAGGTGGTAAAAGTAAAGACCCTTTGGAACGTGCAAAGATAATTGCTGACGGTATAACAGAAATTATTGAGCATTACAACTTATTTGACTACTTTATTTATATTGAAGAACCTATCATCACGTTCAAGTCTAAGGGTAACATCTCATTGATTAGAGCTAACGGTTCATTCTTAGGAGTCATGCGTAACCGTCATAATATTGGCTATGTTGATATACCTAATTCCAAATGGTGCGGTTATCATCTTATTAAAGGTAAGAGTGCAATGCGAAAAGTACAAAGCATTGAGATACTCAAGAGCTATAATATAGTTCCTGATGATGATATCAATGACGACATGGCAGACGCCTTTTGTATCTTACTCTATGTAGAAAGTCAGGATAAGTAAATGATTGTAATTAATATTGCCTTGGTTATTCTTGGCATTTTATATGGTGTGGGTTCAGTTACCAACTTTAAAGAGTGGTACTATCGCCATGACTATCTAGCTATTATACTAAGTATATTTACATCTATCTTATTAGTAGTGGCTGGAGTATTAAACGTATAGGTGTACTGATTGACGGTACTTAAATGTTATAGAGTTAACAGCCAAGCAGAGGGTGCAAGGTAACTAACAGCCCTTTGCATATTGCGAGCATAGTATAGTGGTAATGCTACAGATTCCAAACCTGTAAACGTGGGTTCGATTCCTACTGTTCGTGTTCTCCTTTATTTTATTATATGTTATAAGTTATAGTTCTTATGGCATATGGTAACACAACATAGTATAATAGTATTACAGCTCTGCAAAGAGAAGATGAGGGTGCGACTCCCTTTGTTGTGTTAGTGGTGTATAGCATTGCTGATATTAATCCAGTGTTCGTATTGCTA